TTGGTTTGAGACCGCGGCCGGTGCACTGCTCAACCTGGAACTGAGCGCCGCCACGGCCGTGGCCGGTGCTCTGGTGTATGAGGAGATCGAGTAAATGAGTGGAATGATCACCGCCCCCGGATGGACCCGCGCGATCGGCTCGGCGATCATCCCCGGCGGCGCCGCAGGCGACCACAGTCCGCCAGGCCCTCTGAACCTGGACGATGACCTCCTCGCCGTCAAGCACGTGAGCGCTGACCTCGTGACCCTCGCCGACCTGACGGCCGAGTTCACCATCGCCGGCGCGAACCTCATCAACAACGACCTCGGCACGGACACGACCGGCGAGTTCCTCTTGGTCGTCTGGGCCGAGGGCAACGTCTGATGGCGTTCGAAATCAAACGCAAGAAGGAGGCATTGATGGAATTCAAGGCAGATCGGAGGCTCTACCTCTCGCTCGACAAAAAGCGCGTGGTGGAGCACGGCGACCCGGACGCCGCCCAGCTCTTCGCCACGCCAGGCAGCGAGATCCGGGATGCCGACGCCAAAGCCTACGGGCTCGACTTCGAGGCCGGGAAGGTCGTCCTTCCAGGCCGGAAGGAGACGGCCGTGGCCACTGACGACCAGAAGTCCCGCTCGAAGGCCGAGGACAAGGCCGCCTCGAAAGGCGAGGACAAGGCGGCGAAGAAGCGCCAGTGGGGAAGAGACCCCGAGTAGGCGGCCACACCGACGTGAACAGGAAGACCAGCAGTGCGCTCGACGTTGATCACAGGTCCCATCGACGAGCCCTTGACGCTCGCAGAGGCGAAAGCGCATCTGCGGGTGACGTGGGACAACGAGGACAATCTGATCACGCGGCTCATCACGGGAGCTCGCGAGGGGTTCGAGCGGGAGACCGGGCGACAGCTTCTCACGGCGACGTGGCGCGGGTTCCTCGATCGCTTCCCCCCGTTCGATCACGAGGCGATCGAGATCGCACGGCCGCCCCTCGTCGCGGTGACCGAGGTGAACTACATCGATCCGTCCGGAGTTCTCCAGGCGTGGCCCGCGGCTGAATACACGGTTGAGACATTCTCCGGTCCATCCGCGCAGCGCGGGATGCTCTTTCCAAAGTCAGAGCAGGAATACCCGCAAACGCGGCGGATCCCCAACGCCGTGACGATCGACTTCGACTCCGGATACGGCGTCGCGGCCGACATCCCGGAGGAGATCAGAGAGGCCATGCTCGCCTGGATCGGCCACCACTACGAGCACCGAGAGCTCGTCATCGTCGGCCAGACACCGGTGGTCGTTCCCATGCTGGGATTCGACCCGTGGAAGGACATGGACTTCGGATAGAGGGAAGGGACGTGGCCCAGCTCGTGACAGTCGAGGGACTAAAGCAGGTGGAGAAGACGCTCCGGGATGTTACTCCACGCCAGTCGCGCAACATCATGCGGCGGCTCGTTGTCAGGATTGCGGCGAGCGTGCGCGACGACGTCAGGAAGGCGGCCCGTTCAGTCGTAAAGCGCAGGACCGGGAATCTCTTCAAGGCGATACGCTCGAAGCGCGAGAAGGGCCGCCCAGATATCTTCGAGGCGTCGGTGATCGTGCACCTGAAGAAGGACGGATCACCGAGGGCGCCGCACTGGCATTTCATCGAGTTCGGCACCGTGAAGCAGTCGGCGCGGCCGTTCATCGCCCCGACGGTCATTCAGTGGCAGGCGAAGATGCCACAAGTCTACCGCGAGGAGTTCGGTCAGCAGCTCGAGCGTGAGCTCGCGAAGCGGGAGAAGCGGCGATGAGTATCTACGTCGGCGCCGGGCCGCTTCGGACGCTCGCCGAGCTGCAGGCGAAGACTGAGGTCCGCACTCCCGCCGGCGGCACGGAAGTCACCTGGGTGAAAGAGCGTGACGTCTGGTGTCGCGTCCAGGGTCTTTCCCCGAAGCTGAAGCTCGAGGCCATGGCCCGGGAGCCCCAGATCAGTCACGAGATCGTCGTCCGGCAGGAAGAGGACATCGACCCGACGAAGCGGCTTGTGGTGGACGGGCGCGCGTTCATGATCTCGGGAGTCCCCGAGGACGTGGACGAGCGTGGGCGGTACGTCCGGCTCCTCGTCACAGAGGGGGTTGCGACGTGAGGACGCTCGAGCTGAGAGAGACGGTGGTTGCGACGCTCAAGGCGCATGCCGGGCTCGCTGCGCTACTCGCGACGGATCCCCTGGATTCGACGCCGGCCGTATTTGACCACGTGCCGCAGTATAAGACGTTCCCGTACGTAGTGGTCGGGGCTCCCGTCGGCGTCGATCACGACACGGACGATACCCTCGGCTGGGACGCCGAGGTGACGATTCATCAGTGGAGCCGCTTCCGCGGCTTCGAAGAGGTTGAACGGATCCAGCGCGAGACGGACGAGGCGCTGAACCGGGCGGAGCCGGTCGTGGTTGACGCGCGGATCGTGACGCTGCACAGAGTCAGCGTCGACGGCGTGCTTGATCCGGACGGTCTAACTCGCCACGGGATCCACCGATTCCGGGCGATTGTCGATGAACTGTAGGAGGAACTGAACCATGGCGTTCGTCGGGCGCAATCTTACTCTCGAGTTTCCCACCGGGACCGTGATCGGCAGCGTGCGGACCAAGTCAGTGACGATCGACGCGTCGCCGATCGATGTGACGACGGACGACGACGCGGGGATCCGCGCTCTGCTCGAAGAGCCGGGGCAGCACCAGATCGACATCAGCGTCGAGGGGCTGCTGCCGGGCGACAGCCTCCTCTCGCAGATCATCAATGGCACGCTGTTCATTCAGGAGCTGACGATCAAGCTCCCGTTCACGTTCGTGACGACGCCGGCGACCATCGTCGGCGATTTTCGTTTCAACAACATGGAGGTGACAGGCGAGTACCAGGACGCCGTCGCGTTCACCGCGACCCTGCAGAGTTCCGGGCCCTTTGTGTTCACCGCGGCCGTCTGAGAATCATGTCATCGATATACGAAGAGGTCGTTCTCGCGTGGGAGGGGAAGGAATACACGATCCAGCCGAACTATCGGATGGTTCAGCGGATCGAGGCGCGCGGAATCTCGATTTGGGGCGTCTGCCAGAGGCTGCAACGGGGCGACCCGCAGATGAGCCAGGTAGCGGAGATCATCTCCCACATGCTCCAGTCCGGCGGCGCGAAACGGGCGACGCCTGAGCGGGTCTACGCGCACCTCCTGACGCACGCCGATGCGAAGGAGGGCGAGCGGATCGCCGTGGCGCTGATGATGGCATTCATCCCGGTGGATCGGCCCTCGGGAAACTCCGTGGCCCCCGGGGAGGGGGCCGGCCCAGACGAGTAGAAGAGGACGAAGCTACCGCCGAAATAGCCTGGGCAGAGCATTACAAGATCGCGGTTGGACATTTCGGGATTCAGCCGTCGGAGTTCTGGAAGATGCGGCCCCAGGAGTTCTACCTGCTCTGGGAAACGAAAAGGCCACGACAGCCGTGGGAGTACCGGGGCTCGCTGACCGAGAGGGATCTCGCGGAGCTTTACAGAGCGCTTCACCACGAGGAATGAAGGTCGAGCAATAATGGCAGGCCCCGTAGGCTCCCTGATAGTCCGTGTCGGCAGCGATATCCGCGGCCTCGCGCAGGGGCTCGGCAAGGGCGCGGATCTCGTCAAGCGCTTCGGCGAGGAAAACAAGAAGGCGGCGAAGCGCATCGCGCTGTTCGCCACCGCGGCGGCGGCGGCCGGCGCGGCGATCGCCATCAAGCTGACCCGGGATGGCCTGCGGTCCGTCGACGCGATGGTCAAGCTCGGCCGCACCGTCGGCGCGACGCAGGCGGAGATGGTGGCGCTCAACGCCGCGGCTGATGACGTCGGCATCGCCCAGGAGAAGATGCAGAAGAGCATCCAGGGCTTCACGAAGCGCCTCGGCGAGGCGATGGAGGGGACGGGGACGGCCGGCGATGCGCTCGCGAAGCTGGGACTCAAGGCCCGGGATCTCGCGAGCACGCCGCTCCCCGAGGCTCTGGCCTTGGTCGCCGAGCGGACTCAGGCGCTCGGCAGCGCGGCGGAGCGCGCGGCGGTGGAGTCGGACCTCTTCTCGCGCGCCGGCATCGGGATGCTGACGACGACGGAGGACCTCGCCGGCGCGATCAAGGCGGCCACCAAGGACACTCTGGGCTTCGGCATCGCGGTCTCGCAGTTCGACGCGTCGCAGGTGGAGAAGGCGAACGACGCCGTGACGCGGATCGGCCGGGTGTTCGAGGGCGTCGGGACGCAGCTCGCGGTGAAGCTTGCGCCGTTCATCCAGGAGATCGCCGAACGCTTCACGAGCGCCGCGGAGGAGTCGAAGGGCTTCGGCAACGCCATCGAGACGGGCCTCGAGCTGGCCATCCGTGTCACCGCGAAGCTGGCGGATGCCTTCCGCTTCGTCGAGACCGGGGTGCTGTCGACGAGGGTTGCCTTTCTGAAGGCGAGGGAAAGCTTCCGGGGAATCGGCGGCCTCGTGGACGTCAAGGCGATCGCCGAGACGCGCTTCGAGATCAGGGACCTGGAGAGGCAGATCAGCGCGCTCGGGAAGCTCCCGCCGGCGTCGGAAGGCCTCGAGGCGTTCTTCGAGAAGGTCCGGGAGCGGGCGGAAGAGGCAAGGCTGGCC